CGGGCAGCGTGGCAATATTAACGTCATTACCAGACAGGAGGGTTTAGTCTCCTTCTCGTTTGAGGGACGAGATCAACCAAGTATGCGGTCCCGGGAGAGCCGACACCTGTTAGCTGAAGAACTAACACCGTCGGCCCAACAGGGCACGCCTACTCCCAGCGCGTATTTGGCTCCAAATCACGTGCGCAAAGTAAGGAGCTATCCATCTCTGAACCTAGCCACTGGGGGTCTAGGTCGTTACGCGGTCCGGCCCCGGTATAGGGCCTAGGCTAGTATTACGCCCACCTTAGGAGCGACGCCTGTCAAGCGCACGGCGGCTAGCCGAATTGTGTTTTCCGCACTCCACTACGAGTGTCCATGATTAACCACTTTGGATAGTGTGTGAATTTTACGCTTTCACGAGCGGTTGGTAGAATGAAACACTTAGAGGAGTTGAGGCATGGTTGCGGAGATCAAGCTGCACTGGAACACCACCTGAGAAGGTGTTGTAATCGTTCCAGTTGCAACAAAGATACCACCAGGAGCGGTCAGATCTATGGTGAAGGTCTGAATCCTGGCAGTTGCTGAAGAAGTGGCAACGCCCAACGGGGGAGAGGTAATCGAGGAATCCAAGATGGAAACTCCTGAAATTCCCGCAACAGTACTGGACGGGCCAGAGGCACCGAGCATGTACCAAATGCAGGAATACCTACCAAGTGGAGCATTGAGTGGGAAAGCATATCTTCCATTGAAACCAACAACAGGTATCAATTGGAATTGTCCATAGACACTCACGGGAACTCCAAGAGGCAATTGCGTCGTGAGGGTAGTCGAGTATTGAAACGTCTGAAAACCCTGCAAAGTTGAATTGAGTTGTTTCTTGAAGAAGGAGATATCGTAGCTCACCCAAAGCTCACCCAAATTGACACCAGCAACACTCATTCCTTGAGTAGCTATTTGAAAGTTACCTAAGTTATAGAGGTTGATGTTGTCATTAGTTGGAGTAGGCCCTGTATAAAGGAGCTTAGTAATGCGCTCATTAGGATCACACTCAATACCGTGCGCCAAACTCATAGCAGCTTTCGTGGAGTTCGCATAATCTGCGTTCTCCATTTCTTGCTTGCTTACGTAAGGTGCATCAGTAGAGTTGTAATCCGTGGCTGCAATAACAGCTCCCAAAGCTTGGGAGGTTCCGTTGAATTCACTAGAGGTCGACACGAACTCAAACACAATTCCATTAGGCTCCCATTGATCAAACTGAACAGCGATCTTTGAGAGCCATGGGAAAGTACTGGCATTAGAGGGATTCAAAGGATACACAGCATTGTTAAACACTGTAGCAGCTCCCGAAAGAGCTCCTGAGAAAACATCCCCAAGGTACTCGCGTTCTACGACGCGAATTCCACGCTTCCCATCTTTAGAAAAGACGGGAACCGTATTACCATCGACTTTCCCCACTGACATGAGGGAATTTGTTTTGAGCGTGTAGTCGCCAAGTCCGAATAACTTGCCGAGAGCACCTCCGGCCATCTCACCGAGATGGCCCTGACCAATAAGACCGCCAAGCATGCCACCAGCACGCTTCGCCAAACCGGCCGTATTAGGAATGCGGGAATCAATGGCGTTAACCTTTGATAGAACATTCTGAAGTACTTGGCGATCATCTTCTAAATAATCACCTTTCCCTCTAATCCGGACTGCCTTCTTAGCCCCTTTTGCGTTTCGTTTCTTGGTCATTTCTTTCCAATCCTTTGTGCCGCACAAACGGTCATGCGGCTACAAATCCCGGGCCGTCGGCCTCCAAGTACGCCATAACCTCAATCAGCTCATCATCCACCGCACAATCATGCAAGACGTCAATTAAGGCGACAAGCGACATGTACTTAGGGTGATTCACCAAGAGGGAACGGATCTGAGAGACCTGGGCGGTATTCGATGCGTTGAACGTGAAATTCGCGAACATCTTATGTACCGTTTCAGGATATGAGCCTTCAGGAGTGAAAAGTTGTGAACAGAAACCGACTGCGCTATCCGAACAAGTTTCCGGCGTCACCACCAGGCCCAACCTTTGATAGTTAGGCACGGAGTGGACCGTAGCTCGACCGACATCGTCATCCCCATTCGCCTTCTGTGGCAAGATGAAAGTTCCGTAAGGCACTCGCATCTCTTTGTCAGCAACCAGCTCTGCAGTAGCCGCACGCACAATGGTATTAGCCAAATGTGTTAGCAGCCAACCGCTAAGCATGATCTCAGTGGGCAATTGGATGAGCTTCCCGTCAGAAAGCGCAACGACCGCAGGCTTCTCTATGATAGACTCTGCGGATTTAAGAATCCTTGAAATGATGGTACTTGGGTCCACGCCGGCAACCTTACGATAAGCAGCAAAGAATGCACGGTAACACGTTTGGTTAAACATGTATTCCCAGCCTTGGACATCATCTGAGGCCAGAAATTCACCGTCTTTCAAATTGCACTTAAAGTTCCTAATCAGTTCCATAAATTCAGCAGATTTGTTAAAATCAATGCCGACAGATGAAACATTAAAGGGGCTAAGCCATTTTGCGGGGAGCTGTTGCAAAACGTCATTGAAAATGACCTGCCAAACAAATCGATCCACAATCGCATGACCAAAGATGCACCGTCCAAGCTTGTCGATTTTCGTCAACTCGCCCTTAATGTGCACCTTGAGAGGATCTGCAAGGCCGAAGCTAATGCATTCCTGATAGGTCAGATCGCGGAGATCCTTATCAGCAGCGATGTACAACAGGGTCAAACGTTCCTCAACAGCAGCGCGCAGCATGCCGATGGGAATGTCAGCATTCGTGGGGTACCCAGCATTGCTGTAGGGACTCCCAGGACTCCTGGTTCCATCAATTTTGCTCATTAACACTTCAAAAGTAGTGTCTAACAAGCGCACCTTTCCATTAACCAACTCAAAGCACTGGTTGGGGGTCGGATTCGAACCCACGCACAAATCACCAAAGGCAAGACCACACAGCGTCGTCAATTCCTCAGAACGACCATTCCACACATCAGCAACCTCTGGCGTGCGCGTCTTCGCAGCCCTCTCGAAATAAAACTTAAGTCTTGAGAGCTCCAATTCCGCACCGCTGGAGGGGAAGTAATACCCGGGCAGTGTTACGAACTCGCCTGCAAGGGCGTTGAGGTCGGCACCGCGCTCGACGAGCTTACGGAGGATTTCTTCTTTTTGCGATTCTTCTTCTTCTGCTGTCCAAACGCAGCCTGTGTAGACACGGACTGTGAGATCGCAGAGGAATCGGAAGAATCTGTTGCTTTTGATTCGGCGGTTTGCACCGCCGGGACGATTGAGGGCTCCACACACGGCCCAGGCGTATTCGTTGATGACGATAACGGCTGAGGCGGCTGCGTAGAACCAATCAATTGTTGCTGCGCTGGTGATTTCTGCTGCGCCACCAACTGGCGCGTTTTGAAATTTACGTTAGAAAGCAATTTATCACCTTCCATGACAAAGTCATCATCCATATCCGCCCAGCCTCCCTTTACGTGTTTATACTTTTCAGGTTCGCGGCCGCCGCGGGGAAGGAAGAATCCTTGATCATCTTGGTGTTGTCCGAGCATCCGGGCCTCAGCTAAGGCCTCCTCGGCATGCTTTCGTTTCGCAAAGTTCTTGTTTGAAGCGCCTGAGGTAGTATTACTCATCATGTCCACATCCTCGCCACCACCAATTGCCTCACGAATGTCTGCAAGGGGAGTACTACGGAGCAAGATGTTGGACTTTTCCGCCTCAGAAATGAACTTAATGAGGCTTGTGGCGACATTAGTCTTCGCTGAGGTTTTGTGTCCAATATGCATTGCAACGACTTCGTTACCTTGAAACATTGGGACACCGCTATCTCCTGGGAAGGAGTTGGCGGAGTGGCAGACGACAAGTTGTGACGCTTTGCCGAAACCCACGGGTGAGTGGGAAACGACGAAGCTCGGAACTCCCTGTTTGAGGACTCGGCGATACAAAGAAAGCTGAGCCGCTGGGTTGAGGATGCCAATCTTGGCCACTTTCACACCAAGGGTGTTGAAAATGCCAGGTTTGGTCAACGTGACGACACTTTGGTCAAGATCATGGTCATGTACAACGGAGTACTCTGCCTGTGGAACAATGATGCTCCTACCAAGGCTTTTCCCCGTGAGAACCAAGCTACCTGACACGAGAGTCATCACGTGCGCAGCCGTTACAAACTGGTCGTTCGCATAACGGAATCCCTGTCCAATCCTCTGAGCTGGGTGCTCCGCCTCACTGTAGTTGCGCATGGTAACATCAGCAGGCAACGTGGCGATAGAAAGCAGGCAAGCAGGGTATTTCTCAGCCTGGAGCTGGTAGTCAACCGTGCCTTTAATGGCCGCTTCTTTCTTCACGTCTGAGGTGGGTACTTCCACATCTTCTGCAAACTTCACCTCTCGAGCCACTTTAGTGTTTTCCTGGAACACGACGTAAGTCGAGTCATCCGTGACTCGCAAGTAGAATTTGTTCAGGCGCGTTAGAATGCCCGAGACAACTCCACAAGCGAACTGGACAAACCACCAAACAAAGTACCCAACGATAACAGCCAAAGCAAAGTAAGGCAAGTACTCATCGAGTTCCTTGTAAGGAAGGTTCAACCAGAGGGTTGCGTCACACCAGAAGCCCACAGGGCGAGAGATGAGGCAATCGTATTCAGCGACCACCATTTGCTCCGGGAGGTAACCCAGAGCCACTTGAAAATATTCCATCATAGGAAACATCTTCTTGCGATTCTCTAAAATTTTATATCGTGCTTGATATTGAAATCGTAATACAACCACACCGAGAGATGTGGAGGACAAAGCTGTACTTCGATAATATTTCT